CCTCAGGGGCACCTAGTGCTTAATGTGAGCACAGCGTCATCTCGACGCTCCAACTATAAGGAGAAAGAGTTTAGTATGGCTTGGAAATCTAGAGTCCTTGAGACTCTCACATGGAGGACGCCGCAGCTTTATCAGAGCGGCGTTCCCCAGAATGTGGGAGGTCAAGTTTCCTCTAGACAACTGATCCAAAATACTAATTCGGAAAACCACCGTTTTCGGAGCGGGAAACCGTTCCGCGGTGTTGATCTTGGTGGAGGCTTCTCTACAGAGAAGTTTGAATTCGAAACCTCCCACCCTAAACGTTATACGATGGGTGGAAGGTTGGCTTCGCAGACTTGGGTAGATGGAAACATCTATGCCCTGCTGCCGAATGCCGCCGAATATGACTCCATAAGTAAGGAAATACCATGGATTGGCGACTCCACGATGGATTCGTGGGGCGCCACCGCCGTGGCACAAACTTACCCGACCAAGTCAGAAGCGCAACTCGCCGTTGCAGCGGGCGAACTCGTCACAGGTGGTCTTCCCTCATTAATTGGGAAGTCTCTCCTGAAATCGAAACTTAAAGACTACCGAAAGGTAGGCGATGAGTATTTGAATGTCGAGTTCGGCATAAAACCGCTGATCAGCGATATCCAGGCAACTGCCAAGTCGATCGTAACCGCTGAGAAGCGGCTCGCTCAACTTGAAAGGGACTCTGGACGCCTAGTTAGGCGGCGCTTCGCTTTTCCTCCTCTTTCGGAGGAGTTTCACTCGTATGCAACTGGTTCCGCCGCTGTTCCCAGCGGCTGGACCAACCCATACTTGTGGAACTCCACCACAGGGCACCGTAAGGAAACCTCAACCTGGTTTGAAACCAAGAGGTGGTTTTCTGGTGCGTTCACCTATCATGTGAATATTGGTGATAACCAAAGATCACAGTTGGCGAACGCGGCAACACAGGCTCGACTGCTTCTAGGTGTTAAGCTAGATGCAGAAGTTCTGTGGAACCTAACGCCCTGGTCCTGGCTAGCTGACTGGTTCGGGAACGCTGGAGATATTGCTACCAACGTTTCCGCTTTCCAGAAGGATGGCCTGGTTATGCCGTACGGATACATTATGTCCCATCAAACAGGGATTAAACGTTCCGTCCTATCAGGGTTGAACTGGGCGAAGCCCGGTGCTCCCAAGGTAGTTGTGACGACGCTTACGTGTGAACGTAAGCAGCGCCGCAAGGCTAACCCCTTCGGGTTTGGTGTTACTGACGCGATGCTTGATGCGCGTCAGGTATCCATACTCGGGGCGCTTGGTATTTCCAATGCGCCGCGCAGGTGGTAATCTAATCCATCTTGTGCAAAATTGAATATTAATTTAATAATAACTCAATAGAGACCGCATAAAAGCGGTATAACTGTCAGGAGTATTTCCCATGGCCTTTTCCGATCCTCAGTCAATTACGATCAACTCGGTTGCAACTTCCCTTCCCCGCACGGCGTTTGGCACCAATTCTGGTGCCTTCACCTCCGGGGACGGGAGTGTCAAGTTGTCGGTTTCCCATCAGAAAGGAAACCGCAACCGACACGTTGTCCGTGTTGATCACAACAAGGTTGCTCCGGACCCGCTGATCAGCTCGCAGAACATCAAGTTCTCGATGTCTGCGTACCTCGTCATCGACGTGCCGCAGACTGGCTACAGCGCTACGGAAGCAAAGCAGATTGTGGATGGCCTTACAGCCTTCCTCACTGCAAGCACGGGCGCAAATGTGTCCCGTGTCCTTGGTGACGAAATCTAATTAATACCTAGATTTCGGATCGGAGACAACATGGGCTGGATGCTCACACCTCTATATGAAAGGGGCAAGCATGAAAAGCCTGTTGTCTCTCTGGCAGAAGCTAGCAAATGAACTCGCTAGTTGGTGTCACACAAGCACCATCCGTGACTTTAAGACTGTCACGGAACGTGTTGAACACGAGGGGTTATCGTTTTTGACGATAACCCTGGCGGACTTCGGTACAGACTTCCAAAAAGCCTTGACCGTAGGTTCCGTCGATCACTCCATGTTTCGCTCTTTCGCGTTCCATGGTGGTCTCCCCCGATTTCTCGGAGGTTTCCTTGATCGTGTGTTCGATCGAAGCAGTGGTCTCTTGTTCGAGGACCCTGATCACGATGCGATCTATGCCGTTCGTCAGCTTACGCTGATGTTCGGTAAGGTCGCAATCGATTGTACGCCCGAAAGGACGTCCAAGGCGATCAAGGGTTTTATCGAATGTGAGAAGTCCGTAAGGGAAGGAGACAAGTCGCGGACTGACCTCGAATATGAGGAGTTCCACGACATGTCATTCCTTCTGTTTAGGGAACTGTTTAGCCGTTTGGACCAAGAGGTCTTTTACGGTGATATCAGCCCTAAACATGGTCCTGGTGCCACGGCTGAGCGTCTTAGCGGAAACGCTAAGTACAATCAGCTTGAGTGGACCAGCCGGCTCGAGGAGGTCTTCCCTGCTGGGGATTTCCTACTACCGAACTGGACGTACAAACATGTACATGATCAACTTACGTGGCTCGAACCTCGTCACGAACGGCCTGTCAGGGTCGTCACCGTGCCGAAAACGCTCAAAACACCACGAATTATCGCAATTGAACCTACTTGCATGCAGTATATGCAGCAAGCACTTCTTGAGCGATTCGTGTCGGGACTTGCTTCCAGCAAATTGCTGGACCCGTTCCTCCGGTTCACGGACCAAACTCCTAATCAGAGGATGGCGCGTGATGGCTCGCTGCGAGGCGAGCTTGCGACACTGGATCTCAGTGAAGCGTCGGATCGTGTTTCGAATCAGCTTGTTCGTACCCTATTTCGTCGATACCCCTCTCTACAGAAGGGCGTCGACGCGACTAGGTCGCGACAAGCAGATGTGCCTGGACATGGCGTTATACGTCTGTCCAAGTTCGCGTCTATGGGTTCAGCTCTGTTTCCCAATTGAGGCTATTGTCTTTCTGACTCTAGTCTTTCTTGGGATTCAGGATGAGCTCAAGAGACCGCTCACCAGGAGGGACATTGAGTCCTTCCATGGTAAGGTGCGCGTGTACGGGGATGATATTATTGTCCCCGTGCGCTATGTGTCTTCCGTTGTACGTCGCCTTGAGGGTAACGCTTTCAAGGTGAATCGAAACAAGTCTTTCTGGAACGGTAAGTTCCGTGAGTCTTGTGGTAAGGATTATTATGGCGGCACGGACGTGACTATTGTCCGTGTTCGTCAGTTATTCCCTACCCAGCGGAAGGACGCAGTGCAGATTGCCAGTCTTGTCAGTCTACGAAATCAGTTATATGAACGTGGACTGTGGCAAACTGTTCGGTGGTTGGATGAGCAGGTTGAGGGTTTGATCCCTTTTCCGGCTGTACATCCTTCCTCCGAGGCATTAGGGAAACACTCATTTCTGGGCTTCGAAATCCAGCGTGAGTGCGACAAGTTGTTCAGACCGATGGTGAAAGCCGCCGTTCTGACTTCTCGTTCTCCAGAGGACCCTCTCGAGGGCTATGGAGCTCTAATGAAGTTCTTCTTGCGTAGAGGGGATTCGCCATCCCCAGACAAGGAGCACTTACTGCGTTATGGACGTCCTGATACCGTCGGCATCAAGATCAGGTGGACCTACTCAGCACGCTGAGTAGGGGTGGGAGACATCCCACCTATAAGGAGGACCAATGTCCTTCCTCGGTGATCG